TAAACAGTTGCGATCTGCCGATGTCTTTTTCTTTGTTGTATTCTTCTAGAATTTTAGTCTTGTAGTTCTCAGGGATTTCTCCTAGATCAATCATCATCTTATTGCGATGATAGTTTCTAAGAGTCGCTTCATCCATACTCTGCGGACCCTTTGAGAGATCAGCAAGGCGCTTTGCAGTCATCATCTTTTGGCGTTCACCAATAGCAAGACAGTTATCAGGAGAGAGAATGTTTGGCACACCGTCTCCGCCATCACCCTTTAGAATATGTTCCATGAGGTATTTATCGGGATCTGAGTTTTGAACCCACTTCTTGCGAACAGGATCGTATTGCTTTACATTCGCATACTTATGAAGTTGGATGTAGTCCTTATCACCTGAAAGAATAAGGAATTGATCGTTACCGATATTTAGTTCCGTCCCAAACTCATGTACGACGGCTCCGATGATATCATCGGCTTCACAATGGTCGATATGAATTACTTTGTAGGGAAAGTGATCTTTGATCTCGGTGCGGATCGTATTGATGATACGAAACAGTTCGTTCCAGTCGAGTTCAGACTCTTCACGGGACTTGCGACGCGCAGCCTTGTAGTAAGGAAAGATTTCGCGGCGCCAAGAGTTCTTACCGTCAGCGCAGATTACGATCTCACCAAACTCTTGGTGAAACTTTTTTCGGTTATAGCGCAATGAGTTTAGGAACATGTGACGAAGCAGATTCTCGTCTACGTCAATGTTGTGATGGTTGCCGATACCAGCAAATAGAGATGCTAGCATCACTTGGTTAAAGTCAATCAAAATTGGCATGTTATATGTTTCTCTTATATTTGGATCTTACAGATTAGATATTACTCTAGTAATTCACCAATGTCAATCATTTCTTTATCGATTTCTTCACTTTCTATAAATTCTTCTGCAAAGTCTTGCAGCGGGTGGTGAATACCACTTGCCATAAGATGAAGTGAACGAATCGATTCTAAAAGAAGAATGATTGATGGATAGAACTTTTCCGTGTCTTCTTCAAATCTACAACCGGAACGAACCATCTCTACTAGAACAAGGTTCCAAAGACTCTCGGCGACGTCGTTAGAAAAGCTAGTCCTGTATTCAGTTAGCTTTTCTGAAAGCTCTTCCAGAGACTGCGGTGGTGCGTCGAGCTTCATTTTAGGAAACTTTATGATTTCAGCCATTATCTAAACGCCTTAATAGATTAATCCAAGAACTCTTAAACTTATTTATACCATTCCTCGGCAACGCATGCCGATCTGAAGACGTGATTATGTTTAAAAAGTTCTCATTGTTTCTTTGAGCTTCCAGAAGGTTCTTTGTCACAATGAACGCGATGTTTGCGTGTTCATGAACATCCTCTGTATATTCGTACATGAGTGTAGCACTCGATGAAGTTTCTGGTAAGGCCGCATACGAATGATGAATTACTAGGACGCCAGAACGAATGGCTTCTATCATTGCAATACAAGATGTCTCTTGCCAGATCGAAGGATAGAGAAAGATATGCGACTCCTTTAGCGCAGCAAGAACTTCGTCATTGCTCTTGGATCCATGATATGTGATCTTTGGATGAGCCTTTAACTTCTCAAAGAGTTGTTCGTATGGCTTGTCTCTCTGTTCCCAACCATAGATCTTAAACGATGAGTATACATCTAGGTGAATGTTATCAAACTGTTTCGATAGCGCATCAAAGATTGGATACACAAGTTCCAATCCACGGTGCGGAGTCGTATGATAGATGAAACGTATCTGATCCGTTCTCTTTTGGATCGGCGTATACTCGAGTTCGATGGCATTTGGAATTACGGTGCATCTCGAGTACGGAATACCATACGCCGACACATACTGATCTCTCTGCCAATATGAAACGAAGACGAAGTGATCAAACTTACGCCAACCACCATCCTTAAGAATCTTATTCTCCGGGTCCATAACAAGATCGGTTTGTATCTACAACATTTCCTTTGTAAATGCAGCTCATTATTTGTCTACTGTGCTGAACTCTTTAAGAGAGTCCCAACGGAAAGAACGCCATCCGTTTGCTTCGACGTCCCAGACTGCGAGCACGTCATTGTTTGGGATTTTCTTTTGAATTGCTTCTTCAAGATCTACTTGAGCTGGTAGAAACTCTTCTGATAGTGTACAGTGCATCACTCGAGTATCACCGTTTGCTTTTGTAAAGATGATCTTACAGATCGTTTCGGTCAGCTTACGAATAATATTGTCTTTATCCCAATCCATGATCAAATCCTTACTGCATCACATAGAGTTTTTTGTAACGTTCCTTAGCAAGTCCGCCGTTCATATCGTTCATGCGAACACGAATGAACTTCTTGTTCGTCTGCTCTTTGTTTGGGTTCTCGATGGTCAGCCACGGATTTGATCCGCTGAGCCATGCCTTTTGCTTATTCAGCATATCGTCTGCGCCGGTTCTTTCTCTACGAATAGAGTTTAGAAGCTGACGGTTTACGTTAGGACGTTCACCGTTTGAAGTGTTGTTCGTCTTAGCCATAATATAATACTCCGTGTTTAGTATGTTTCAAGTTTTACGATGTTTAGATCTGACAGTATTTTAAAACTTAGCGTTGTGAGATCTGCTTCTGGGTTTAATCTTAGTAGAGATACTAATCTATCTATGAATATAAGTTCTTTATCGTGTTTAGATGCAATACTTAAAGATTCGAACATCGTCTCTAGGTCGAATGGATTCTCGTAGAATATCCTAGGCGACGTCTTTTGTTTCTGCGTGTTCATTACATTCCTTTTCGTAAATATCGCGAAGAATTTCATGGAACTCATTGAGAGAACCATTGTTATGTACACGATAGGTGCGAATAGAAAATTCTTTTGGTAGTACGTGTTCTCTATCGATATCTGTAGATTTTTGAATAATGTACTCTTTTTCGAGTCTTCCGTTAAAGTATCGGCGTGAGTCTGAAGAGTAATCGCATCCATCTCGTGTCAGCTGAACCAGAACAATATTCTGTGTTCCAACTCTATTTATAAGTGGAACCAATTCTTCTTCGAAGCCGCCGTCTGAGATGGCATAGTTCATTCCATCCTCGATCTCTCGAGCCACGCAGACTCCAAAGATGTCTTTTCCTAGAGCAGGCTTTGTGATTTCTTCTGAGACGTAGATCATTGCTTCTCGTCGAGACATTTCTTCAAGAAGTTCTTCCGGCTGTTCCTTAACAGCCCGATCGTTATATCCATTCATAAACTCGTCAACATCGAAGAATGCGATTGTTTCTTTAAAGAGAACTTGTTTAAAACTCAGGTGTTTGAAGCCGCGGCGTTTAAAATACGACGCGGCCTCGTCCTTACCCGAACCCGGGGGACCGTTGAATATAATAATCAAGAGAACGCCTCGTCCCATTCCTTCGTAGTCATACCAGAGAGAATGAATTCGCGGTCAGTATCATTTAGGTAGGGCATGAGATCTTGGATGCTACCGTAGCCAGCCTGCCATGCTTCCATATCCTCTGGGTTGACCGGAATGTTACGAGTACGCTCGATACCAGTCAGAATGCTCTTACGCTTGATCAACATTTTCTCTCTCCTTCATGAAGCCTAGCTTTGCGATGTAGTAGGAATCAACAATATCCGAAACCGGATTCCACTGATTAATATTCAATATACCAACTTTTTCACGAATGTCAACTGCATTTTCTTGTATAAATGCTTCATACATCTTTTCTTTGTTTGCGTTGCCTTTAGTCGTCGCAAACTTCTTAATTACTGTCGGTGGATATACCTCAAAGTTAAGTCCTTCCTTCCACGCCTTGTATTTAAGAACTCCTGCGTTCTCTGCGATCTGAAAGACACGACCAACTGCTCCGAACGCGTAACCTTCGATGAAGCATCGTTCGACTCGGTGTGCTTTTAAAATACCTAGAGACCATGAAGCTAGATTATCAAACCGATGTATATCACTCTTAAACTCGGGATACATTGTCGCATAGAACTGCGGTTGCGACATTGCTAGCTTTTCTTTTTGAACTATGTAGTAGAACGAGCAGTTCTCGTAGCTCCATTCGTCACCTTCGTGAACGCATATCGCTGGGCTTGTCAAACTATAGTCAATTCCTGCAACTATCATAAAATACCTCTACATGTTGTAGAGATATTTATCTTCTCATTTGAGCAGCATCTACAGCAGCCTGCTTATTGTCCTTACGAATAGGAACCATGTTTGACTTATGAGTCGTGGCGATACCAAGGATCTCGTCGCCAGTGTACTGCATGCGGTCCTTCTTAGTACCGTTAGCAGCAACGCGATCGCTCGTTACACGAGGTCCTGTATTGTAGTTAGGGATCTCGTAACGATAGTCTTTTGCGTTACCTTTAAAGCCAACGCGAGCAAGAAACCGTTCGTGTTCGGCTTCTGCCTCTAACATACGCTTTGTCTTGTTCTTTGGCTTTTGTTTTCGCGTGTTGAGGGAAGTCATCCCTCGGATCAAATGCATTGTCATTGTATTTTTTTCAATTCGATATCAGGTTCCTGACCAGCCCAAACGAGCATATAGTACTTGACCTTTTCTAAGTCAACGAGTTTTTCTTCCAGAAAATCGCATGGCCCGAATACTGATGACGTATCGATACACTCCGCTTGAAAGTCGAAATCTAGAGCTTCCGATAGAGTTAAGTTGTAGTCCTTCATAAGTATCACAAGATGCATTTCGTATTCGGTTGCTTCCGTGGTAGCCATTGAGCTATCTCCCTACTGT